TCTCTTTCGAAGTATGTCTGGTTAAGCGAGGGGATCTCTGCGAGTGTGATTTACATTTTTGTAAGAACAAAACTAACTAAATTACTAACTAAATAAAATGCGCAATATGTTTAAGGTAAAATAAATTGATAGTTGTACGCGCGCTGACGTACTAAAGAAAATAAATAATTTTGAGTGTACACACATGCCGGTGCACTGGGCTTCAATTTCCTTAAATTGAAAAATTTGGGGTTCTATGATCTACTGTCCCTGGCGTTGTCATAACCTGGACGAATGATCTTAGGAAGTGTTGCCCTGATCTTGGGCTTTCGTTGGAATTGTGGAATTCCTTCTGGTTGTGTAGGTACAAATGCTTCAGTAGCGGTGTGCCATGGTGTTCCACCATAGACATTTAGCTGAAAATCAGAAGCACATGCCTCATACACTACAATTTCTACGTCTGGCGCCACTGTGGCGGTTGAACGCAGTGCATTTTGAACAAAAATTCTCAATCTGCCGATAGCGTACTGGGGTTCAGTTTGATCCGCGCCAAGATACGCCACGCGATGTTGAGGTAGTGGTGAAAGGTAAGGAAGATATAAAGCGACAGTGGCTCGACCTTCGGATAAATCCAGTGTCGAAAAATATGTTTGTGTCGCATCTGCATATGTCATTTCTTCCAAGCCAGTAGAATATGACAGTAATAACTGTCCTCGGTGCATTTGAGTAGCATGAACATCTAATATGATAATTCTGCCTCCTGTCCAAAAATTGAACATTCTGCTCATTTCACTATGTATTCCGAAAAGATTCGCCGGATTTACTGGCGAATTCAAATATTCTGCTACCACGGTGCCTGCCTCTTGCGAGGATAGCCACTCAACTCGATCTACGAGAGATTTGGTGTTCTGCAATAAATTGTACATGTCCGTCTCTGGCTCCGATGTTCCGAAGCATTCTTTGTCTGGCAATGTCATCCCGTTGTGATTAACGGTTGTGAATCGCTCCGTCAGTACTGGCAAGTCACATGCGATACTGAACGGTCTTCGTCTCTGTTGTACGAGCTGATTTTGTTCGGTGATCATGTGGGCATCAAGCTCCAATCCCATCTCTGACATTTTCTCAACTATAGGCAGCGTGTTTTCAATAGCACGGCCGATGAATTGCAACATTCCCGATTGTTGTGTTGTAATCGGATATGTAGCATCATACTCTGTGAGAACTTGTGTCACGGATATTGGAACCAAAGGCACTCTTTCGTACATAGTAGGATGAGCAAGCGATCGCGGTGTTCCAAGAAAAACGCCCATGTGGAAATCATCTCCAACTGATATATCAATATTCAGCAAGATGGTCATATCTTGATCGTTGTGGTTGTAGATTGTAACTGCCACTTCGTCATAGATAAGAAAATCGGTTCCAGCAAATGTGGTTGGCGCCGTGAAAAAAGGCTGCGTCCATGGGATGGTGACCATTCCCATCGATGAGTGATCGAACGTCTGAAGTCCGCTATTAGCAGGATTTTGTGCATTCATGTTTGCCGCAACAGGGTTGAAGCAAATCTTGCCATAAAAATTTTCATTAGCTGACTCCATCGATAAACGCAAATTCACGCTTCCTCGAAACAAACCAAAATATCGATCAAAGCCTCTAAGAGCTGCGTTATAAATATCACGCAAAGCGAAAGTCGCTACGGCTCCTTGGTTTTTCTTGACTCCTATCAACAAACGGCCTACCATCTCCCATCTCTTCAACAGCTGCATCAAATCGCTCGGGGAATCCTGGAAATGCGAAATTTCCGATCTTCCTAACTTTCCTTCGCCAGCGCACATCGTTGTCAGCGGCATCGTTGATGGTGAATCATTAATGTCGCATAAAATTGAAGTCGATGTGACTCCTGACTGAGGTCGAGTTCTTACTACTCCACCGAACTTGTACGATTGGTACTGCGCCGCAGGAATGACCTCTGGCAACTTGAACTCGCTGTCCATTATAGAAACGTAAACCGCTCCATTGATAGAATTCGGATTGTCTGGGCCTGATCTTAAGGCTGAATTGACTAAAATCGCGAATGTGCCTAGTTCGTCGGATGACGCGTCGATAAAACCAAGCGGCCATCGAAACGGGATCACATACTCCAAACTCTCTTCTTGTGACAGTTTGTGGATCAGTCCGCCCATATTAACTATGGCGGGGATGTTCGGGTTGGTGTCGAATGGGGAAAAGCCTATAACTAAGCCTCCTGCATAAAAAGGAGACGACTTGATAACAACTTTAACTAAAAGCGTTCCCTTCCAATATCGAGTCACGTCAAATGGTTCTCTCTGAGCTGGTGTAACCAAGAAATCTTTCGGAGCTTTCAAGCTCAACAAAATGTCGCCTACGGCGTTCTGGGTGGTCCACGTAAAATCAGTTACGAAAGTGAACTTCTGTACTAGCTTGTTTAAGTCCCAATTGATGTCGTTCATGTACACTTCCGATCGGTTGTTCTTTGACTGAATAACTCTATCTCCCGTTTTGACTGGCATCGATTTGCGCGACTGAGCATCTTGAATACTCGCTCCTACGGCGTCCATCATGTTCTTTCCTGGCGCGCCTACGGTTTGGTTTTCCAAGGTCTCTCCTCCTATTGATGATATTTCTTCGCTCACCGATGTGGTTTCTATTTCTCTTGTCCCTAATTGTTCTTTGTCTAGTGCAGTCATGGCTAATCCTGACTGATAAAAAGTTTCTACTGTTTGTATTGGTGACATATTATATTTTGCTCTCTCTGTCGCTGGCACTCTTGGTTTTTCCTTGCTAGCGAGGGTGAAAGGGTCTTCTTGTATTTCACGCGATGCAAAATCGGTGTGGGAGCCTGGGAAACAATGAAAATTGTCCCAGATAACAGATAACTCCTCATACGTCGGTAATACCAACTTCGGCTCTCTCTCCAACGCTGCGTTTCGAAAGTTATCAAAAACTTCTTCTCCATGAAAATAGAGGGATCTTAACGAACAGGTAGCGTTATCCTGTGTGGCTTTCACAATATCATTGTTCTCAGGGGAAAGCCTAACCCAATAAGTCGACTCATATAACGACGCGAGCTCTGTAACGGGGAGGAATGCACCTCTCTCATATTTTGTACTGTTTTTCAGAAAAATCAAATCGAAAAAATTC